AGATCGTCAAGTTCAAAACTTACCATAGCTAAAGCATTTTTAATTTGAAAAATGTCCTCATTAAGCATTGCCATTTGTTTAGCAACCATTTCTGCTGAATTTCTTTCAGGATGGGAAAAATCCATAATATTGGAATAGTTTCCTTTATAAGGAATCATACTCAATTTACGAAATATTGCTAAGAATCTATCTCTGTCAATATCAATTGTATTGCCGTCCTTATCTTTAAGAACGATACAATAAAAATCTTTAAAATCGTTTGGTACTGTCACTTATTAAAATTCCTTCTGGAACATATTTTGTAAAATACTCATACAATGTTCATTACTTTTTCGAATTCAAAATCTTTAAATTCGATATCTTTTCGTTTTGATTTTTGTAATGTATATCCACGCTGGCCCATATACCATAGAAACCAATCTACCGTATAAATTTGTGCAGAAATCCAATCAATTTCTTTTCTGCCAGGCTCTGTATATCTATGATGAATATCTTTGAAGATATCTTTTTGATCGTGAAAATCGCGCATAATCTTTGGAAGATGCTTTCCGCTTCTAACATATTCTTCTGGTGTCATTTTGTTAATACCTTAACTTCGAAAGCATCATTTAATGTCTTTCGTGCATGGTTTAGAAGTGTCAAGGTATCTTCATTCCATTGATATCCAGGAATGAGTTTTTCCACCATTTCAAATCGTTCAATGGCAACTTCTAATTTTTTTAAATCTTCTGTCATTATTTTAATCCTAAAACCTTTTGTAGTTGACGTTCTTTCGCTTGCATACCTTGATAATATGCAATGTTTAGTAATATAGCAACGTCTGCTGCTAATTCTTGTGTCGCAAATCTATCGGGGGTGAAACAATGACGGGACCAACGGCCACTCATTCCTGGACCATTAATAAAATATTTAGGACCATCAGGATAAGTTTCACCGTATTCTTCTACGATATTGGAGCCTTCATATACAAGATCGCCCTTTGGCATATTTAAACCTTTGAAATAATTAATTTATTACAGTTTCCGTTTTCATCACGGACCCATTGAATGACTTTTTCGCCTTTTGGTGGCTTTTTGTTACACAGATTATCTTGATAAGAATCAAATGTTTTCAATGCAGATTTGTCTATAACGACCAAAGATTCCGTATCAGGAACAAGAGTACATGCCGACATAATCAGCATACAACTAAACATCATAATCACGTTTTTCATTATATATACCTCTATGTTATATACTTAATAATATCAAAGTTATGGTACTAAGTCAAGGATTTTCATTATTTGTTTTCGTAATATTTGTAGTTGTTAAGAAAGCTAACAGGATCCATTTTACCGTCTCTGTTAACATACATACGGCGGAATGTTTCTAAAAGTGCCGCCCGGCGTTTGCTTTGCCATCTTATTTCAAGCGTATCTCTAAATGCTCTATCAAGAATTTCTGAATATCCTGCGGCATACGCTTCCAATTCAGAAGTATACATTACCGATTTGCCGTTTTTGGTAAATACTAACCACCACGAGCCTTTTGGTTGGGATTTAAAAACTTTAAATTCCCCCGTAATTGCAACAGCCTTGTTATATAGATGCTGTGACATATTAATCCTCTTTTTGCATTTGTAACGTTCTGTATTTAATAGGTATTTTATTGTCTTCATGCGTTTTAATCCCCTGCAACATGCCGGAACTAATGCCTTTATCTGTATAAACGACCGCATAGTCAGCAACTCTTGACCATTCAAGACCTGCTTTGATTCCTAGAATCCGTTCGTCTGGTACATCATCATCTAGAATACCAGGTTGGGTTAATAGCAAGTGTGAAGCGATTGGGCTTTCTCCGCGCAGGAGACAATCCCTTACACACGCTCTTGCGTATTCGATATTTTCTTCTGTTCCGCCTGCAAATGGACTTTCTAGAATGACTAGTTTCATTATTCATATAAACTTTCTTTTAGAATATAAAATGGATTATGGGTTAATGGTTTTTTCTTACTGCAATATTCACCATAAAGACGATTCATTTCAATCTTTTCGCGGCGGCGGTTCTCTTTTTCTTGTTTTTCGAATTCGGCCTGCATATTTTGCATTTCAATATAATACAAATCTGCGGCGGTTGGTCTAGCACATTCATCTAGATAATTAACCAATTGATCTAGTGTAATAAACCCGTTTTCATCAAACCATGCGTCCGCATTTTTCATCTTGGACATCCAGCAATTTTCATTTGCAACTGTATAGAATTCAGCTTGCAAATTATGCGATAAAACATAGCTTTTAATTGTTGTGATAGAACGTTTCATGATCTTGTGTCTCTCATTAGTTTCTATACTTAAAGTATATAGCAGATTATCCACAATTGCAACATAAATTTTAATTGTCATAATATACTAAATATAACAGATAATTAAAGGATTTTACATAACATGGCAATTCCAACAAACAGGGAAGAATTTATTAATTACTGTATTCGTAAACTAGGCGAACCTGTAATTAAAGTTAACGTTGCGGTTGAACAAGTTGAAGACCGAGTGGACGAAGCATTATATAAGTTTTACGAAAGAAACTACTATGCTGTTGAACCTGTTTTTATGCTTTACAACATTTCAGATGCAGACGTTAACCGTGGATATATTGTTCTACCAAGTGATGTTGTTGGTGTTGTAGATGTATTCAGACCAATAGGTGGTATCAATTTTTCATCTATCGAATTCCAGTCATTCTTACAAGACATTTATTCAGCATCATCTTTGCACGTTTTTGGTAATCTATCATATTACTACATGCAAATGATGAATATGAGTTTATTGAATTCATTCTTTGCTCCTGCAAGACAATACAATTTTAATTCATTATCAAATAAATTAATCGTAGCTGGTGGTCTAGCGAATGCACAGAACGTTGATGGTGCATTAATCGTTAGAGGATTCAGAAAACTATTAGGCGAATTACCAGACGAAGGTCATGATACCAACGTTGAAATTCATAATATCTGGAAAAATAAATGGCTTCAAGATTATGCTACTGCACTTATTAAGAGACAATGGGCAACAAACTTAGGCAAATACGGAAACGTACAGTTACTTGGTGGTGTTTCTATGAATGGGGAACAGCTATGGCAACAAGCAGACACAGAAATTGAAAAACTAGAACTACAATTAAAAGAAGAATTTGAGGAACCACCAGGGTTCATTGTGGGGTAATAGAATATGGTTACAAATAATTATTTTCAATCTGGTAAAGGCCCTGGTGCTAAATCTGAACAAGACTTGGCAGAAAGCAATATTGTCGAATTAATTCAATTAGCAGGGATGGACTTCTATTACATTCCTAGAACAATTTTTAACCCTGATAAGTTCTATCAGGAAGTTCCTAATTCTAAATTTGAAGATTATCATGTACTTGAAATGTATCTGACTAATGTTACAGATTTTGGTGGTCAAGGCGACTTCATGAGTAAATTTGGTTTGCAAGTTAATGATACTGTTGATCTTGTTTGTTCTAGAAAACGCTTTCAAGAGGAAGTTGGTATTGAAAATCCTTCTGAAGGAGATTTGATTTATCTACCACTAACTAGACATTTATTTGAAATTGATTTTGTTGAAGACGAGCCCGGTAACATTGCTAACGTACAGCAATTCTATTCTTTATCAAAACTGTATACATTCTGCTTCAAATGTTCTCTTTACACATACTCTTACGAAGACTTTGATACAGGTGTTGCTGCAATCGACAATAAATTGGACGATGCTACATTTGTTCCTGTATTCCAGAAAAATACTGAAATTAATAATGAAGCCAAAACAGCACTTGATTTTAGTGAAAGCAATCCATTCGGCGAAACAGTAGATAGGGACAGTAATTAATTATGTTTGCTAATCAAGACGCATTTTATTTTGCTACTATTCGAAAACTATCAATCGCTTTTGGTAGCATCTTTAACAATATGCATATTTCCAGATATACATATTCTGGTGGTAACGGCACTATTCTAAAGACTATTAAAGTTCCTCTATCATATGCTACTGGCGATAAATGGTATGTACATGCTACACAAGATATTCCTGCACAATCTGCTACACAAATTAGAGTATCATTGCCGCGAATTGGTTATGAATTGACAGGATTGCAATATGATTCAGAAAGAAAATTAAATACATTACATACTGTAGGAAAACCTGATCCTAACGATGTTGGAACATTTCTAAGACAGTTGAATCCTGTTCCTTATGATTTTGCGTTTGATGTACATATTGCTGTTAAGAATATGGATGATGGTCTACAAATAATCGAACAAATTTTGCCATGGTTTTCTCCATCATACAATTTGAATGTTAAAGATATTCCAGAATTAAATTTAATTAAGGATGTTCCTGTTATTTTCTCTGGTATTTCACTAACAGATCAATCTGACGGATCATTTGACGAAGCAAGAGTTTTAATGTGGACGCTATCATTTGTGGTTAAAGGGTACTTGTACCCTTCTATTGGTGACGCAGAAGTTATTAGAAAAGTTATTGCTAATATCTATCAAAATAAAGAACTAACTGATCCTAAGAACAATATTATTACTGTTCAAGTTGATCCTATTGATGCTGCTTTTGATGATGATTGGACAGTAAAAACTAAGATTTATGGCACAGACGAAATTGATAGTAATGGAAATCCTATAGAGGCTTAAAATATGACGATAGATGATGACGATAAAGAGAATGGTACGACTGCTGCCGAAAGATTGAATAACGCTTTCTTTAAACAAACTTTGCCTGAAGTAGTTAAGACGGACGCAGAAAAAGCAACTGAAGACTATGAATTTACTAGAAAGAAATTAAAAAATTTAGTGAATATCGGTGAGGAAGCCTTAGAACATTTCTTTGAAATTGCACAAGAAACAAACGAACCTAGAGCATTTGAAGTTTTAGCAACTCTGTTAAAAACAACAGGGGAACTTTCTAAAGGAATTTCAGATAATGCTAAAACAAAATCATCTATTGATAAAGATAGGGGTTCAATTCAGCCTGAAGGAAATCAGCCAAGTTCTTTGACACAGAATAATATCTATGTTGGAACTACAAAAGACTTGCTGAAACAATTAAAAGCCCAGGATGATGATATCATTGAAGGATAACTATGACTACACAATTTTATAATTCAAATCCTAATCTTAAAGCTGCATACGTTTCTTATCAATATACACAAGCTGAAGTTGATGAATTAAAAAAATGCGCTAATGATCCAATTTATTTCATTGAAACATATGTTAAAGTTGTCCATCCAGACTTGGGATTGATTCCGTTAAAATTGTATGCTTTCCAAAAAGACATGATTATGTCCTACTGGAAAAATAAAAAAACAATTTCATTAACTGGGCGACAAATGGGTAAGTCAACAGTTGCTGCTGCTTTCTTTTGTTGGTATACAATCTTTAATGATGATAAAACTTGTGCGGTTCTAGCAAACAAAGCCGCCGTTGCTAGGGATATTCTAGCTAGATATCAATTAGCATACGAGCATTTACCTAAGTTTATTCAACAAGGCGTTATTACATGGAACAAAGGTTCTGTGGAATTAGAAAACGGTTCAAAAGTTATTGCTGCTGGTACCTCATCAAGCGCGATTCGTGGATTCGTTATTCAAGTATTGTATCTTGATGAATTTGCGTTCGTTCAACCTAACATTGCTGAAGAATTTTTTACTTCAGTTTATCCTACCTTGTCTGCTGGTCAAAGTACAAAGCTAATCATTACATCTACACCAAACGGATTCAACCATTATTGGAAACTATGGAATGATGCCGAACTTGGCGAAAACGGATTCAATCCTATTCATGTTACATGGGAACAAGTTCCTTGGCGTGACGAAGCATGGAAACAAGACCAATTAAAAACTGTAGGCGCAGAAAAGTTTGCGCAGGAACATGAAACAGAATTCTTAGGTTCTGTTAATACCCTTATTCCTGCAAAATATATTAAAGCAATGAGTCCTGATAGACCACTACATAAATCCCAAGGTCTTACTGTATATGCTGAACCTGTTAAATTTGATCCATTGGTAGAACATTCTTTTGACCATAGTTACGCTATTGTTTGCGATCCTGCCGAAGGAACTGGTAATGATGATTCTGCTTTTGTTGTATTTGATATTACAAGCTATCCAATCAGAATTGTTGCCACATACGCAGATAACAATATTTCACCTTTGGTGTTACCTACAATTCTTGAACGTATAGGCCTGACATATAACAATGCTTCTATTTTGATTGAAACAAACAATAATGGTAAACAAGTTGCGGATATTCTATGGCGTGATATCGAATACGAAAATGTTGTAATGTTGTCATTAGATGGCCATATGATAGGTGTTAGAACTGATAAAAGAACTAAACGCCTTGGCTGTACTCTATTTAAAGATATGGTCGAATCTCAAAAATTGCTGATTAATGATACAGAATTAATCACACAAATTTCAAACTTTGTTCAAAAGAAACAAACATATATGGCCGCAGACGGTTACCATGATGACTTGGTAATGTGCTGTGTTCTATTGGGATATTTTTCTACTACAGAAGAATTTAAAAATATCTCAAATACCAACTTCAGAAAAGAACTAAAAGATCATCAAATGTCTAGAATCGAGGAAGATATTCTTCCGTTCGGATTCGTTACAGACGGAACAGAAACACCAGAAAAAGAACAATGGGAAGATTTTTGGACCCCTGTCGGTCAAGGGTTCCTATATTAACTATTTCTATTTATTGTGAAAACATGGTTTTTCTAAATAGTATAAGAATAACAAAAAAGTAAAATATTCGAAATTTTAGGAGGAATAAAATGGCTTTTCAATTGAGTCCATCAGTAGTGGTCACAGAAACAGATTTAACAAATATCATTCCTGCTGTAGCAACTTCAACAGGTGCCACAGTAGGTCAATTCACATGGGGACCGGTAGAAGAAATCGTCCTTGTTGAAAACGAAGAAAAATTAGTTGATATTTTTGGTAAACCAAATGCTGTAAACTATAAAGACTTTTTCTGCGCAAGTTCATTCTTAGCGTATGCATCAAACCTACAACTTGTCCGTGTAGTAGACGGAACACTTGCTAAAAATGCTTCTGCAACTTCTACAACAGGTGGTTCAGGTATTTTAATTAAGAATAAAGATTACTATGATGCACAAGACTTCACATCATCACTAAATCTATGGGTTGCCAAATATCCTGGTGTTCTAGGTAATGCCGTTGGTATTGCTTGGGCTAACACAGCCGGATTTGACGAAACAGATTCTAACGGGGCTACAACATGGCCATGGAGAAATTTATTCGATTCTGTTCCTGCTGCAAATGAATATCACATTGTTGTATATGATGCTACTGGTGTTATCACTGGTACGGCTGGTACAGCACTAGAAACATTCCCATTCGTTTCAACTTCTGCCGGTGCTAAAGCATTTGACGGAACAAGCGCATACTTTGTAAATAGAATCAATGCAGGTTCTGCATGGGTTTGGGTTGGTAAAGCATCACTATTGACTGGTTCGCATGACGGATTAACATTTGCTGGTGGTGCCGATGGTGCTGTTGTATCTTCTGCAAACAGAATTACTGGTCTAGATTTATTTAAAGATGCAGAAACTGTAGATATTTCTCTAGTTTTCGCGTCTGGTGCCGATATTACTGCATCAACATACATCATTGAAAATATTGCAGACGTTAGAAAAGACTGTTTGGCACTTGTTTCGCCAGCGGAAGATGACGTTGTTGGTATCTTCAGTGTAAACACAATTCTAGACAACATTCTAACAACAAGAACAGCTTATGGATCATCAAGCTATGCTGTTATGGATTCTGCATACAAAAATATGTATGATAGATACAATGACACATACCGTTGGATTCCACTAAACGGTGATATTGCTGGTCTTATTGCTAAAACAGATAACGATGTGGACCCATGGTTCTCACCAGCTGGTCTAAATCGCGGTCTTATCAAGAACGCAGTAAAACTAAGCCACAAACAAACACAAGAATTCCGAGACGAATTGTACAAGAAAGGCGTTAACCCTGTTACAGTGTTCCCGCAAGAAGGACCAGTTCTATTCGGTGATAAAACATTACTATCAAGACCATCAGCATTTGACCGTATTAACGTGCGCAGATTGTTTATTGTTCTTGAAAAGGCAATTGCCACAGCAGCAAAGTATATGCTATTCGAACAAAACGATGACTTCACAAGAGCAAGATTTGTTAACATGGTTGAACCTTTCTTGCGTGACGTTGTTGGTCGCCGTGGTATTACTGACTTCCGTGTAGTATGTGACCACACAAACAATACTGGTGAAGTTATTGATAGAAATGAATTTGTTGCTGATATCTATATCAAGCCAACACGTTCAATCAACTATATCAAACTTAACTTTGTTGCGCTTAGAACAGGTGTAGACTTTGAAGAAATTATTCAAAGTGTAAATCCATCTGGCATTCCAATCGCATCATTCTAATATAAATAGTAAGAATATAGGAGAATACTAAATGTCTATTAATGACTTTATTTCAAACTTTAAAGGTGGTGCTAGACCAAACAAGTTCCGTGTACAAATTACATGGCCTGGTTTGGTTGGCACACCAAACGTCCGAGACGAAATTGTTGTTAACGCCGCAGGTCTTCCTGCTTCAGTTATTGGAGTTATTCCTGTTCCTTATAAGGGCAGACAAATTCCAGTTCCAGGTGATAGAACTTTCGAAGATTGGACAATAACTGTAATTAACGATACAACATTTAGCCACAGAAATGCTTTCGAGCGTTGGTTAAATGCTGTAAACGGACACGAATCAAACCTACAGAATACAGATTCTTATAAAAATCTTCTAGGAACAGTTGATATTGTTCAACTAGACCGTGACGATAGAATCATCAAAACTGTAAAATTGTTTAATGCGTTTCCTACAAACGTTGCGCAAATTGATCTAGGATATGACCAAAATGATATGCTAGAGCAATATACAGTTACTTGGTCCTATTCACATTGGGCTTCTGGTACTACACCAACAAATTAATATTTAAATCTTGGTTCATTTATGGGAGCGTAAAAACTCCCATAAATATAATGTAATCATGTGAAAGGATTCAATTACCAATGAAAAGTCCATTTGAACTATTAGGATGGGAATTCCGAAAAAGAGCATCCGATGAAAAGATTGCTGCACCATACGTTGAACCTAACAACGATGACGCAGCTTTTGTCGTTGGTTCAAGCTATTACGGCCATAATGTTCACCAATTAAGTTTAGATCAAAACTTTCAAAACGAAAACGATCTAATTCAAAAATATAGAGATATTTCTTTATATCCGGAAGTTGATGCTGCTGTTACAGATATTGTAAACGAATCAATCAACGGCGATAACGAATCATGTCCTGTTAATATTATTCTTGATGATTTAGATCAAACAGAAAATGTTAAGAAAAAAATCACAGAAGAATTTGATACGATTATCAAACTTCTAAATTTCAACAATGAATCATACGATATCTTTAGAAAATGGTATGTAGATGGTAGATCATACTATCATATCATCATTAACGAAAATGCACCTTCTAAAGGTATTCAAGAATTACGTTATATTTCACCACTACACATTAAAAAAATTCGTGAAGAATATAAAGAAGTAGGTCCTGGCGGTGTAGAAATTCTTAAAGGTATCGAAGAATATTTCTTGTATACCAAAAAAACTATGCAAGCACAAGGAATCGGTATCAGAATTTCAAACGATTCTATTTGCTATACCACATCAGGTCTTATTGATGAAGATAAGAACATGGTTTATAGCTATTTACACAAAGCATTAAAACCTGCCAACCAAGTTCGCATGATGGAAGATGCTGTAATTATCTACAGACTTTCAAGAGCGCCAGAACGCCGTGTTTTCTATATCGATGTTGGTTCACTACCAAAGAATAAAGCTGAAGAATATATTCGCGGTATCATGAACAAATACAAAAATAAAATGGTTTATGATGCTGTTACAGGCGAAGTCAAAGACAGTAAAAATACAATGTCTATGATGGAAGATTTTTGGTTGCCGCGCCGTGAAGGTGGTCGTGGTACAGAAATCACAACATTAGAAGGTGGACAACAATTAGGAGAAATGACAGACGTTGAATTCTTTAAAAAGAAACTATACATGTCATTAGGCGTTCCTTATTCAAGAATCTCACCAGATCAACCTCACGCATTTACTATTGGCCGTTCAAGTGAAATCACTAGAGACGAAATCAAATTTAGTAAATTCATTGCGCGTCTAAGAAAACGTTTCTCTCAACTATTCTATAGATTGCTAAAAACACAATTAATTCTAAAGAAAATTATCACTGAAGACGAATGGGAAGTATTCAAAGAAGGAATCTACTTTGACTTCATTTCAGATACATTCTTCAAAGAATTAAAAGATGCAGAAATCCTAAAAGAAAGAATTTCAACACTAAGAGAAATGGAACCATATGTTGGTACATACTTCTCTAAAGAATACGTTAGAAAATCAATTCTACAAATGGATGATGAAGCTATTGCAGAAATGAATAAACAAATCGAGGAAGAACGTAAAACAGAACCAGATATGCAGCAAAAGTTCAATAACTTTATGGGTGCCGAAACTGGTGGAGATATGTCTCCTGGTTATACAACACTTCCACCTCCATCAACAGAAATGCCGGAAGGTGGAACACCAAGACCTAACCCACCTAAAACTAACGGTTAAATAAATATTATAATTAAGGGAGACTAAACATGTCAAAAGAATTTGTTAAAAATGTAACTTCTAAAAATCACGTTGAAGCTAAGAAACAATTTGATGGTATGATTGCTAAGAAACTAATGGAAAAACTAGCAGTAAAGAAAATCGAAGTTGCTAGAAGTTTTACTATTGGAACAGCACCAACAAACAATCAGTAATAATTAAAAGAAAGTATAGTCATGTTGACTCTTACCAAAGAAGACATTCAAGCAAAAATTAGAGAAAAGCTAAATGAAGCATTAGCAAATCTTCATGCTGATATCATGGAATCCGTGTTATCTGAAGCAGAAGAATCTTGCGAATGTGATGATTGCGAAGATTGTGTAGACGTTCACTATGATGAATCTACAAATGAATATTACTATGAAGAATTAGATGAAGAAACATTAGCAGAAAGACGCATTGTTATTCGTGTTAATTCTAGAGGTCAAAGAACAAAAAGAATCAAATGCCCTCCTGGTCGTATTGTTAAGACAGTTAACGGACGTAAAGTTTGCGCTACACCAACAGGCAGACAAAAGCTAGTTAAGAAAGTTGCGATTCGCAAAAGCGTTAGAACTAAAAAAGCTAAAGGCGCAGGCTACAAAAAAAGAACAAACTTTAAACGTCAAAGAGCGATTAAAAAACGCAGACAAATGGGATTGTAATGAAATCTTTTAAACAATTATTAGCAGAATGTAAAGAATTATTAGGAACAGAAGAAACTGTTACTCCTACTAGATTCAACACAAGACAATTATCTGAAGCTGTTAAAGCAGAAAAGAAACCTGATCCAGACCAATGGATCATGCATTACATCGATAGAGCATCGACACAACATGTCGGCGGTGCTGTTGTTGTAAAAGCTACAGATAAAGACTTGGCTAGAATTGAATTTAAAAAGAAAAAAGATTTAAAGAATGCACCAAACGGAGCAACTTTAAAAAGAATAGCTGGTCCATTCGACCAAGACAGACTTAAAATAGAATTGAAACAAATTCATAAAAGCAAACTAAACGAGGAAGTAGAATAAATGAAGTTTCTAGGAGAAGTAGTTGATAATGTACAAGTTGTATGTGAAGAAAACGCAACAACAGGCGCAAAATCATTTTTCATTGAAGGAATCTTCCTTGAATGTGACATTAAAAACAGAAACGGCAGAGTATATCCGCTAGATACTGTTGTCAAAGAAGTTCACAGATATGATTCACAATTCATTCAAACAAAACGCGCTCTAGGAGAACTTGGTCACCCAGATTCTGGACAGATCAATCTAGACCGTGTATCACACTTAATTACTGGTCTACGTTTAGAAGGTAGAACATTCATTGGTCGTGCAAAACTATTAGACACACCAATGGGAAAGATTGCCAAAAACTTTGTTGAGGAAGGCGTTCGTTTGGGCGTTTCTTCTAGAGGTTTTGGTACAATGAAAGAAAAGAATGGCGTAAAAATTGTTGGCGAAGACTTCTATCTATCAACAGTTGATATTGTTGCTGATCCGTCTGCACCTCATGCATTTGTAGATGGCATCATGGAAAACAAAGAATTCTATTTTGATAATGGATTACTAAGAGAAATGGACTATGACCGCATTCAAAAAGAAGTAAAAGGCTTATCAAAAGCTGATATTTCTGAAGGTGCTGTAATGAAGATGTTCGATAATTTCTTGAAAGGTCTGTAACTAAAAGGATAATTCAATAGTGAGTTATTCAAATTACTAAATATATTAAGAATTTGTATTTAAAGGAGATTTAAACATGGCAAAGAATGATAAAGAACTTGATAAAGTTCTAGATGAAAACGCAAAAGCTGTAATTCTAGCTGAAGAAACTGACAAAGTTGACACAAAAGATAGTGACGATAAAGCAGAAGATGAAACACCTGAAGTTAAAGCTGAAGAAAAACGTGTTCGCCTATTGCAACAATCTTATCGTCCAGAAGACCAACCACCAGTAGAAGATAAAGCAGACGCTGTTACAGTTGTTCCTGCCGGTGCAGTAGCAAAAGATACAGCTAAACCAACTGACGGAACAATTGATGTTCCAGGCGCTGTTCTACCAAAAGACACATCAGACCCAACTAAAGGCGATAAGCCAGTTCCAGGTCAAGGTGCAGTTCCTACAACACCAGCAAAATCAACAACAAGAGAATCTGTTGAAGCTATTTTCCATGGTGCCGAACTATCAGAAGATTTTAAAGAACGCGCTGAAACAATTTTCAATGCTGCTTTGAACCTACGTCTAGACGAAGAAGTAGAACGCATCGAAGAAGCTGCACAAGTTGCACTAGCAGAACGTGTACTACAAATCGAAAAAGAACTTTCAGATAAAGTTGATACATATGTTGAATATGCTGTTACTGGATTCATGGAAGAAAACAAAGTTGCAATCGAATCTGGTATTCGTCAAGAAATTGCTGAAGACTTCATTACAGACCTTAAAGATTTGTTTGAATCTCACAATATCACAGTTCCAGCAGAAAAAGTTGATCTACTAGATGCCGCACAAAAACAAGTTGCAGAACTAGCAGAACAAGTTAATACACTAACTGAAACATTACTAGAAAGCAATAAAGAAATTTTTGCATTCCAAAAATCAGAAGTTGTTGCAACTCTAGCTGAAGGTCTAGCACTAACACAAGTTGAAAAACTAAACAAACTAGTAAAAGACATTGATGCTAAAGATTTGGAATCATTTAAAGAAAAGGCAACTCTAGTTAAAGAATCTTTCTTCAAAGAATCTAAGCCTGCTATCACAGAAACAGAATCTGGTGCTGTAATTAGCGAAACTACAACAAAAACTGTTGATGCCGGCGTTGCAAAGTATATGCAAGCAGCTAAGAGACTGAACAGTAACGACTAAAATCCTAAATAATATAAATAATATTAGAATAACTGAATTTCTTAAAGGAGAAAATAAAAATGGATAAACTAACTGAAGATGCTAAAGTACGCGAAGCAAAATGGAAGCCACTAATTGAAAGTGTTGATGGCGAAGGTAATGACCTTGGTTTCACAAAAATCAAAGACAACTACCGTAAAAAAGTTACTGCGCAACTACTAGAAAACACAGAACGCGAATACATTCGTGAAACAAATACCACAACTGGTTTTGATAACGTTGACCCTGTTCTAATCAACCTAGTTCGCCGTACTGCTCCAAATCTTCTAGCTTATGATCTAGTTGGTGTTCAGCCAATGTCCGGCCCAACAGGCTTGATTTTCGCTATGCGCGCCCACTACGGTACACAACCAAAAGGTCCATTCGGTCGTCCTGGTGATGCCCGCGCTGGTTTCCAAACTGGTTCAACTGTTGACGGTCAAGGCGACACACCTGCACAACAAAACGGTATCGATGGTAAAGCAGCAAATGAAGCGTTCTATAACGAACAAAATACTGCTTTCTCTGGTACTGGTACACAATCAGCTAACGATGGTTCAGTAGCATATACTGCATATACTGTTGGTTCTGGTTTCAGCACTACATACGGGGAATCCCTAGGTGGTCCAGATTCTGGTGACGGCGTATGGAATGAAATGTCATTCACAATCGAAAAAACTGCTGTAGAAGCACAAATGCGTGGTCTAAAAGCTGAATATACTAATGAAGTTGCGCAAGACTTACGCGCTGTTCATGGTCTAGATGCTGAAACAGAACTAGCAAACATTCTATCTACAGAAATCCTAGGCGAAATCAACCGCGAAATTACTAACCGTATTCGTCAAGTTGCTAAAATCGCTCCTGGTGAAGCTACATACGAAAATGGTTCTGTTGTTACAGATTCTAACGGTGCTCCTGTTATCGGTACTGCCGGTCTATACGATCTTGACGTTAACTCCGATGGTCGTTGGTCAGCAGAAAAATACAAGTCACTATTGATGAAAATCAACAAAGAAGCTAACGCTATTGCTAAAGATACAAGACGTGGCCGCGGTAACTTCATTATCTGTTCTTCTGACGTTGCATCCGCTCTAGACCTATCAGGGAAACTTGATTACGCTCCAGCAGTAGATAACAACCTAACAGTTGACGATACTGGAAATACCTTCGCTGGTATCCTACAAGGACGTTTCAAAGTGTATGTTGATCCATATGTAAACTACGATGAAATCATTGTTGGTTACAAAGGTGCAAACCAAATGGACGCAGGGTTCTTCTATTGCCCATACGTTCCACTACAAATGCACCGCGCTATCGACCCTAACACTTTCCAACCAAAAATCGCGTTCAAAACACGCTATGGTGTTGTTGCTAACCCGTTCACTACACTTAACCGTAACGGAAACAGCTACTACCGTAAATTCAAAGTTGCAAACGTTTAATAGCGTTTGTGAATTGAGTAAAGAACTAGAGCCACAGAAATGTGGCTCTTTTTTTATCATTATATTGATTACCATCTATTGTCATGATCTAAATCCTCTATATCACACAGTCTATCAAAATGTTTGAATATACAGATACATTCTCTAACGAAAATATAAAAAATAAAAGTTACTGTTAAAATAATATTAGAAATCATTATGGTATTTAATTTGTGGAAAGTTATAGCCAAAAGGGTTAGCAGCTATTGAATATCTAGTAACGAATCGTATCTTGATATCGATGGTTTCTGTTTGATTAGGAAAAAAATCATTTTCCCTTTTAGGTTCATCAATTGTTAAATCGAGAAAATCAGTAAATTCGTTTTGCGATTGTTTCGTCTTCACTGTCTACTATGCCTAATATTTTCTTTCTTCTTTCCGGCCATTCCCTTAACCATTTTGCCTTTTCTGTTTCAACAGGCAAAATAGAATAGAAATCTTCAAAGTTATCATAGTCCTTCATAACGATTTTTCACATAACTAGAAAAAGAATACTTATCAAAATATTTGCCATTGTTATCACATTGTTTCAAATATTCATCAACCAAAGATTTATAAACTTCTGCCAATCTTTCAGCATCAGCAGACAATAAATTCGGCTCTGTATCTTCAGATTCTTTTACAACAGAAGATAGAAAATTTTCTGATAAAAAATCTTGAAAATCAGATTGTTTATTCATAGTGCTGCAATAACCAGTTCCGCAATTCGTTTCTAGACTTTGCCCCGACAAGAACGTCAACAATGTCAAAATCGTCTTCACCGATAGAACGATCAAAACTAACCAATTGTGTGGTAGGAACACCTCTAACGTTGTGTGTTGCTAGATATTCTGGCTCTGCTTCAATATCAATACTGACAAGTTTAATGCCCAATTCTTCACAAAGACTTTCTGCTGTAGGAGAAAATGCTTTGCATGGTCCGCACCAAGGCGCAGTAAATTTATATAGTGTTAAAGTTTTATATTTGCTAGGTTTCATTTTTATACTTCTATTCGTTATAATCAAATGCGTCAGTTATATAATCGGTAAATACGGTAGTATCATCCGTAAACAGGTCTATGAAAGACTGATTTACCATTTGATCCTCGATACCAAGTTTCATATACATGTTTATCATATCTTTGATAGGATCATTTTCTTTAGTTGTAGGATTAACCTCCAACTTAGGGGCATACTGGTCCAAATAATCAGCAGATAGGAAATCTTTAAAATTGCTTTTAGAGGTCGTCATAGGGAAACTCACTTTCTTTAACCATAGCGAGACTTACCATACCAACCAAAAGAGCAAAAATGCCAAGCGGTATATTAGCTAATAAATGTACTGTAGCAATAGATATTGCCGTCCAAAACACGACCACTAACATAAAAATTATTATATCTTTTGTTGTATTTTTCATTTTGGTTTCCTGTAAACAAAAATAGGTTCGTATCGATAAAAGCTGCCATTCAATTTAACAGCGTTTTTATTAGTTGAAATAATATTACCAGCTTCGTCTTTAATTGTTCTGTTTCCGCCGGGCATTTGACCAAGAACAAGACGGAGAATTTCTACTTTTTCAAATCCAAGTTTCTCCATAATTTCACAAGAATCTTCCTCAAGCGGAACAAATTTCTTACCCTCTTTGATTGATGCAATATTCCAGCAGATATACCCACCAGGACGCAACCAATCATAAGCAGTTTTCAATGTATCATACAAGAAAGAATCTCTCCAATCTTCATACGCAGAAAATTTATGGCAGGATTGTGTTGCGTCTTCTGAATAAACCTCACGGTGGAAATACGGCGGTGAAGTGAATACCATAGACAATTTGCCTTTGTACTCTTGGAATGCTTTATTATGTTGCATTTCTTCAGAACCAAGTTGCCATACTTTCCATTCATGAGTATGTGGAAATAACGCATTCGCTTTAGCTGTTCGTGTATTGTAGAACGTAGCAACTTCATCATATTTTGTAAATACGTTTGGTTGTGCGTCTAACAATTCATCACCAGAATGTACGCCAGTTGCATAAATCGTATGGTCGGTATTAGGATCATTACCAAGATATACAATGTTTCTGTCTTCTCTTACAGACATTGCTCCAAGGATTCGTCCGCCCCAACCAGAAGACGGGTCCCATACATAAACTTTTTCATCTTCTTTGAATTCTTCAGTGTATCTTTCCCATACTGCTTTAGCAATAACTGGAGGGAAATTAACGGCATATTGACATACAGAAATGCGGAAAGATTTTAATCCAATAGGAAAAATCTTTTGACCACGTTCAAATAAACGGATCAAATAAATGTGTTCTGGACCTACAGGTTCGCGCAAGTTAGAGATATTATCTTTAGTAATAAGACCTTCTGTTTGTGCTTTTGTAAGTTCTTCATGTGTTAACGCTAGAAATGTTTTGTTAGATACTTCTAGACTGTAGCCTGTATACTCTTTGTTTGGTTCTTTTTCTTGCAACCAGAATCCAAATTTTTCTTTATCAACTAAACGATCAAATTTTGAAATCCAATCATATGCTGAACTAACTGATACGCCTGGACGACCAGGAACACCATCAGGAGTAACCACACATCTAGAATATGCATAAAATGAATCGCGTTTAAAGTGACGGAAACCATATGGCATATATTTTTCAATAAGAGAATCCTCTTTCATGAAATCATAGATTGATCTTGCTTTACCGTTGCCGTAATCAATTCGTGTTTTCATCATGGTAGGGAACCATGAATTACACGCATTACCAAGTTTGTTGTGTGTATTGCGAATACACAATCCGCCAGTTAATTCATCTTTCACAAACATTTCATGTACAGGATGTGTAGATAGCATATTGAATTGTGAAATAATTTCACTTTCTGAATAGCCGTTAACAGGAGGAATTCCGTCATTGTCCCAAGTGTCAACAATTTTTAATCGAACATCTAAAATCCATTTACGGAATTCTTCGTCTGTCATTAATAGAACTTCGTCAAAAGTCTTATTAACTTCACTGTTCATAAAGTTGGTATTTTTTCCGTAGAAATGAAATTTTGTCATGATAATGTTTCGTGAATGATAAAAGAGAAAATAAAACACCAGAACTTTTAGATATTATAACAGATTTTGGAGACTATTAAATTCTAATTAGTTCTGGTGTTTAAATTTAGTTAGGTATTACACCACGCGCCATACACGGCTTCCGCCGACTGTAGAACGTGCGATATATTGATGGTTGTAGCGGTGTGTTGCACCATAGATTGCGCCACGGAGTTCACGCGCTGTTTTGTTTGGAACAAAGAAAGAGGAATTTAGTTCCATTTGAGAAAACGGATAGCTTTCACGGGAATTAGGCTCTTTTACTTTCTTTGGTTTGCTTGTCAAGTATGTACGCAATTGGTAGCCTTGAGGCACTTTTACTTTGGTAGATAGGGAGATTTTTTTACTTGTTTTTGTCATTCTATAGTCCTTTCAGTATTAAGTATATTGTAATGTATTATATTAACATATTATCTATGGATTGTCAAGCCAAATCTTTAAGAATCGCAAGACCAGTATTTACAAATAGTTCTGCTAATGTTTCGATGCTATTTCCATGCAGTTCAATTAATTTAGCAAAATTGTTCTTCTCTGCAATAGACAAAGTTTCGTTATTAATTATCTCATTTTCAATGTATGCTAAAGTATTAACTATTTCTGATAGTTGCCTAAAATACATTTCATAAGACAATCTAATATCTTGTGGATCAATCAATTTACTTGTCCTTAAATTTACTTTGTGCTTCCGAAATAACCGTTTGTAGGTCTTTTTCCAAATTATCAAGTAGAATCATATCCAAATCTTTTATTTCTTTGGAAATTTTGTCTATCGCGTATTCTTGTTCTTGTAATGCTTCCTCACCAAAAAGGTGCGGATATTCTTTGGTGTTCATTTCACGGTATTCTTTAACTTTATTCGCTTGACGAATTTCATCAAAATTAATGCTAAGTGATGTAGGGTCTTCAAACCACCGACCATTATAATATCGTCTAGAATAATATCTGGTTGACCATACAGAAACTGTTCCTTCCGAATAATCAAACCATCCAGAAATTTCTCTAATTTCATGAATACCAAAATAATCATTGATATCTTCTGTAATTTTTGGGACCTTCACAACTTTTAAACCGTTGAGGTAAATAAATCCATCTTCAGCAGGTTTGTGAATAACATCAACTCTTGTTTTATTAAAACTCTTTAATTTAACAATAAAATTTGGAGTGTTATTGTCGATAGTATTCCACCAACGGTTAATCTTTGATTTTAAATTCATAATTTATACCTTTTTGTAAATTACACAAAACAATGCCAGTATGTTTACTGCATTTTATTGTTTTGCAAAACTGTTTGTTTTGTAATTTGATAATTGTTCGTATTAAATTCTTTTCTGCTTCGATATGTTCAAATAACATTATCTACCTACATTCCACATCAATACTTTTTCTGGCTTCGCATTATCTTTATAATAATCTTTCATTACTTGCCATACTTTCCCTTCGTAATGAGTTGCACAAGGAAATGGCGGAAGTTCTGCTTTCTTTGGAACTTGCTGAAATTTATATTTTGTTTTGTGTTGTATTGCTCTGCCTAGTTCAGCTTCGGTCATTTCGTGCCCAACAGATACAGCATGAATTTCTGCATTAGGAAATGCATCGGATAATCCTCTATGCAATGTTCCTGAACTACTAGCGGTCCAGATATGATCTGGAATAATATCAATTCTTCTAGCTTCAGAGACAATAGTATCATGAATAGTAGGATGTGTCAATCCCATTTTAAGCATGTATCTATTATCTAAATCATCATGATAATAATCACTTGCGCGTTTTTGTGTTACTGCTAGATAACCAGGATCAACAAGAAATACATTTGCGTCTAAATCTAACGCTCTTTGTGTGTACTCATGCGGTTCTGCTGATTTTGCAATGAACAAAGTAAATTTCTTATTATATTTTTTACAAAGATACGCTAATGAAATCTGCGCATATCCCCATCTAGGGGAACTTCCATAAACAATTTCATTCTGTGGAATATCACGAATAAAAGAATCGGCAAATCGTATTTTAGAGCCGTATTCTAATAGATCATCCCTAACAACATAGAATCCTTCAATTTGTTCAACAACAGGAACATCATACTCAAATTTATTATCCACGATACATCACAATCTTTGATAGAGTATGATCTGTTTCGCCCAATAAAATATATTGTTCTTTTCGTTTACCTTTAAAATGTTCTGTTATATCTGTTATATAATCTTCTTTTAAAGGTCCTAAATTTAGATTTGCTACTGCTTTAGAAATTGCAGCATTTAAATTACTTGTACTGAAAATAAGTTTTTCAGTTGTGCCTGTAATATTATATACTTCATACCTTACCGGAAATGCCATTATCGTTATCCTCTATCATATCTTCTGGTGTCATATTTAGGCGATATAGGAGGTAGCATTTTTCGGCAGGAATATTATCATAAACAATGTTGTCTTTACTAAGCAACAT